CCTCGGAGACCAGCATATTCTTCTGCTCATACTGGCGGTAAACATAACACCGCCCGTTCTCGTCCACCGCGACCCAAATGCAGAAGAAGCAGTCCAGGCCGTAGTCCATGGCCCGGTAGCGTTTCCAGGTCTTTTTGATGGGGAAGGGCTTGCAGGTGTGCAGGCTGTCGGTGAACTCAGAGAAGTAAACGCCGGACAGAGCGTTCCAGTCACCGAAGCGGTGTGCCCGCCGGATATCCTCCGGCAGCAGATCCAGAGTGGCCTTGTACCGCTCGTCGATGTTCTTGTTGTCATCCACGGTGGCCTTGATGAACACGTATTCATCGGCCTTCTCCGTGCCCCGGAAATCCCGGTCTACGAAAAGCCGCTTCACCCAGAAATGGCCGACGCCTCCGGGGTTACAGGTTAAGTAAACACGCTTGGGAAGTCCGTTGTCGCCACGGATGATCGCATCCAGGCCTCGGAACTCCTCCTCGGTGAACTGGGTCGCCTCGTCGATGAAGAGGATGTCCCAGTTGTTGCCCTGGAATTTACCCTGGACTGCCGACTGATAGTCCGGCATATTGCTGAATTTGATAATGCTGCCATTGATGAAGGTCAGCTTGTGATCCGTCTTGTTGTAGACATAGGATCCTGCCGGCAGCATTTCCAGCATGGGCATGATGATGGGGTTTTCCAGCTGGTCATACTCACGACGGACCACCAGGATCTGGATCTTCGGATAGTTATAGGCCAGCAACGCGGCCTTTCGGATAACGGCCCAGCTCTTGCCGCCGCCTCTGGCACCGCCGTAGCAGATGTACCGGGCCGTGGCAGTGAAGAATTTCCACTGTGGTTCGGAGTTGGGGAACGCAAAATCAGCGACAACCAGGTTCTCATTTTCCTTTACCAGCTCCTGGGCCATCCGAATCACCTCCGCCAAAAACAAAAAACGCCAGAACCGGCACCCCCGAAGGGGCACTGGCTCTGGCGTATCAGCTCTGGCTTACGGATAATTCACTTTACTTTCCCGTTTACACCACGGGCACCACAGAGGAAAATCCGTCATTTTCGTGATGCCGACGATTACCTTCGTTTTGGTCTTCTGCCCGCAACGGGGACAGAGCAGATAACCCTTGACGTTTACCTTCATTTTCCCTCCTGGGTGTCTTAATTGGCGGAACAAGCCAGACTCGAACTGGCACGTCAGCTTTCGCCGGCGAACGGATTAGCAATCCGCTGCAGTACCGATTATGCTTACTGTTCCAGATGATGCCCGGGCGGTGCATCTTATCACCGGCTGACAGATTGATCTGCTTTCGCTTATCTGCTGCCCAGTTTCTCGCGCTTCAATGCCCGTGTCCGGGTGTGGCGGAAGATGGAGGACTCGAACCTCCGAAAGACCATCGCTGGCCTCATGTCGGTTTTCTGGACCGCTGCCATAGCCGCTAGGCGAATCTTCCGTATGGCGGTTGACCCGCGGTGCCGGCACGGGTCAACCTAAAAGGGGATTGCAGAGGTGCACTACTCCTCTGCTGGAGCCACCAACGGGATTCGAACCCGCCCTATCCGCTTGGAAGGCGGAGGTGCTGCCGCTACACCACGGTGACAGATTGTGACGGCGAGCCAGAGGGGACTTGAACCCTGACCCTTTGCGGCGGAGACCGCGTTGCTGTTCCAGCAGCCCGCCGTCGGCGTTACTTATGAGAAAACCACTCTCTACCCATGGTACACCGGCGGATGGGTTCGAACCATCGGCCTCCGCCTTATCAGGGCGGCGCGCTACCAGCTGCGCCACACCGGCATATCGCCCGGTGATCCGGGCGGGGATATTATTCTACGATGTACCAGTCGTCTGCCAGGATGTCGCTCTGAGTGGCCAGCCAGCCGGGCTGCAGCGTCTTCTGGGCGGTGCGCAGTACCAGCAGATCAGAGACCTCCACATCCTGATCGCCGAACTCGCTCATGTCGGCCATGGTGGTGAACTCCACGCTCTCAACCAGGAATACGTACATATCCTTGCCGTTCCAACCGGCGCGGGCAACCCGCAGGCCTTTCTTCACGGCCTCGATGGCCAGACCAAAGTTCATGTGATCCGTCTGACGGTATGCCTCCTCGAAGACTTCCTTCGGGGACCAACTCAGATAGCCGTCCGCATACTCAATGCGGTAGCCCTCCTCGATCTTGCAACCGGCGGGGACGGTCTCGTCCAGGCAGGCATATACCACCTTGCCGCCGATGAACGTGCACCGGCGTGCAGGCCATGCCTTGATGATCTTGGTCCCGATGTACTGTTTCATGGAGACCTCCTTAGTAAGCCAGAGGAACCTGTGCCTCATTATCACAGGAGCCTTCGTTGGGACCCTTCAGCAAGGCGATTTCCTTACGAAGCTGGTCGATCTCGCCCTGCATCTCTCTCATGCGGTGCTGCTGCCAGACTTCCTTTTCCGCCTCATAGCGTCCCTTCTCTGTTGCCTCCTGCAGATCCATTTCGTATCTACGTCTGCTGATAAACATACCCAAATTTCCTCCATGGTTATTATTTTTTCAGGGCCGGTCATTTGAAGACCACCCCGCCCTCTTTTCCGCTACCCCTTCCCGGAGGAAGCGTGTGTGAGCTACGTAAGGTATAATTTAATATATATATTAAATTATTAATATATAAATAATTATATATATCTAAGACTTACTAAGTCTCTGAGAGATTATATAAATCTAAGACATAGATAATCAGGGCAATGTTAAGCCGCAAAGCGGCGGAGTCGGGTCGGAATTCGGGGATGCAAAGGGTGGCTGTGTCGTATATATCGATACCTTTCCGCGCTCCCCCGCCCTCTTTTCCGCTACCCCCAGGGGGGTATCCCTCAAGAGATGGCCCCTCAGATACACGGTCACACGCAGGCCGCGCCGGGCTTTATTGGCCCCGCGGCCCCCGCCCAGCGAGCTACTGCTAACACTATTACTAACACAATCCGAAAAACTGTTGTGCCGCAACACTTTATGCTTGAACGCCGTTCAAAGGCTGTCATTTCCGGGCTTGTTCCGACCTCTTGTCACCGTTGCCGAACAGGATCATAAAAGTCTTCTCGTTGTTCTGTTTGTCCTTATCCCGGAGCAAGTCACGCTCTGCCAGCTTACCGGCTAAGGCCCGGTTTTTGTCGCAAGTCTCGATCATCATTGCCTGACATTCGGTGTAAAATTTTTCAATCAGCTTGCTTCGACCGCTATATGCACCGCCCTTCTCCCTGCCTCGCTGATAGCATTCCTTTACTTCCTCCGCGGAATAACCCAGGTGCGCGCAGAACCGTTCCCACGTTACCATGCCCTGGGATCCGTCTCCGTACTTATCACGGAAGTCGTCAATACACCGGGACAGCTCACTTTCAGACATTCGAAAAGCTATAACATTACCGGATTTATCATTTCCTGCCAACTTTTACACCCCCGAAGGTCTTGCTTGACTGTAAGCCCCATTGTTACAAAGCAAGAGGAAAATGTCAAGCCTGCGTTGTATAGATAAAAGGCCTTTGCCCTGGCACCTGGTCCCTGGTGGCGGCCCTGGCTGCCCTGGGTCCTGGTCATGGGAGTGCCCCGGAAATAATGCCGGGAAAAATATTTTAAATTGGGGATTGACAATACCGAATCGGTATGCTACCATAAAGCCAACAAGAGGACATCGAGCCGCACAGAGGGGGCGCACAATGGGCAAGACAAGCACCGCAGTCAAATCTCGTTGGGAAGCCGAGAACTACAAAAAGTACATTGTACGACTCAGGGCCGACACCGACGCCGAACTGATAAAGTTCATCGAAGATCACAAGGCCACCCACGGAACCACCGAGCTATTCCGGCTGGCTCTAGAGAAACTGAAAAACGAGGGTCTTAATTGACCCTCTAAAATACTAGCATACCGATTCGGTATGCTAGGGAAGAAAGGGCGGATTACATAGATGCACGAACACCACAGCAACCCACCGAACAAAGAGGTAAACCGAATGACCAACAAGCAACTGATCGCGTTTCTCGAATCAATCCGGATCATCGTTGAAAATGCCCAGTCAATCGATGAAATAAAAAGTGCTCTGGGTCGCATCCAGAGCACTTTAGAGGGCAAATCCAAGTAAGTACCACCAAACCGGGAAGAGCGGATAAAACCGCCGCCGCTCTTCCCCTATTGTAACAGGCGGGCCCACCAAAGTCAACACAATAGGAGGATTATTTATGACTTACGAAATCAGAACCAACTGCCAGTTCAACAGCACCGAAATCTACTTCGACGGCAAGCCCTCCGAAGAAGTCCGCACCGCTCTGAAGGCCCTCAAGTTCCGCTGGCACAGCGTCAAGCGCTGCTGGTATGGCTACGCATCCGAGGAGACCGTGGCGCACGCCATCACCGGCGCATCCACCGAGGAAAACC